AGGACACCACCTGTAAAAATTGATTATTTAAGTAGAGTAAGAAGACTAATTGCAGGTAAGAATGGTACGTTTCTTGTTAAGTCAGGACACGCATACGCAGGACCAAGATATACGTTTTTAAATAAACATATTCAAAGTATATACAGCGGTGCAGGATTTAACTTTCAAACCTTTAATGATATAAAAATTATAGGTACTAGAACAGGATTAGACGGTCAACCTGCTATATTCATTGCAACCTCAACAGCAGATGGTAAAAATCTTAAATCAAATTTTGCTATTCCAGCCACGATTGCAACTAACAAAAACGACTTTTCTAACACAATTACCAACTTCAGCCAAACAACTGCTACGTTTGATGATACAACGCCGTAAAATGATTATAAATAGTAGAGAGATTTAAATATGCCAAAAAGTTTAATAAATTTAGGAAGTTCACCAAATGACGGTACAGGTTCTAACCTACGTACTGGTGGTACTATTATCAATAATAACTTCAACGAGATTTATACGAATCTTGGTGATGGTACTAACTTAAAACCCTATATTGATTTTGCAGATGACACGTCAACGGTTTTAAGAGCTAACATTGGTCAACCTTTGACGGTTACTGGTGGTCTTGGTATTACAACTTCTATAACAAGTGGTAAATTACAAATTGCAGTAGATAACTCGGTTCTAACTGCTAATGCAACTGCTACACTTACAAATAAAACTATTAGTTTAACTAATAATACAATTTCAGGCACATTAACAGAATTTAATACAGCATTATCAGGAACAGATTTTGCTACAACTGACCAATCACAAACATTGACTAATAAGTCTATGAATGGGTCTCTCAACACTTTTACAAATATAGGTAATAACTCATTAACAAACTCTGGTTTTACAATTAGAGATAATACGTCAACAACAGATGTTGTAAGTTTAGGTGAAACATTATCTATTTTAGGTACTGGTTCTGTATCAAGTTCGGTAACAGGAAACACGGTAACTCTAAACGTATCAAATTTAACAAACTCTGATTTATCAGGTAGTGCAGGTATCACAAATGCAAACTTAGCTAATTCTTCAATAACAATTGGTAATAGTTCAGTTAATTTAGGTGGTACTTTATCAAGTGCAGGTAATTTAAACTTAACAGGTTCATCTTCAATTTCAGGCACAGGTACTATTGACCAAACTGGTTCAGGTTCTAAAGTTAGATTTAATTTTGCTAACGTACCTAGTTTCCCTAGTTATTCAACATATTCAGGTTCTATTGCGATTGACGAAACAAATGAAATAATGAAATTTGCTTCGCCAAGTGCTTGGATTGAATTATTATCAGAAAACTCTGTACTAGAAAAAATTTCAAATGTATATCAAACTGGTGTTCAAAATGGTTACGTACTAAAATGGAATTCAGGTACTGCTCGTTGGGAAGCAAATGCAGAGGGTGGTGGTTCATCTTTAACGGTTGCAGATGAGGGTAGTGATTTATCAACTGCCGCTACTAAATTAGATTTTGTAGGTTCTGGTGTAACCGCTTCGGGTACAGGTGCAACAAAAACAATTACAATATCTGGTGGTGCAGGTGCTTTAAATGATTTATCAGATGTAGTAAATAGTTCACCAACAGCTGGTATGACACTTGTTTATAATGGTTCAAATTGGGTACAAGCGACAACACCAGTAGGACAATTATTGGTTACAGCAAATGGTTCAAGTGGTTACAGATTTACAGGTGCAGGTTTCCCTTCAACTTCAAGTGATAATCCTGATTTACACTTAAAAAAAGGTCAAACTTATTACTTTATTAATAACTCTGGTGGTTCACACCCATTCAGAATACAATCAACAACAGGTACAGGTGGTACAGCATATAATACTGGAGTTACCAACAATAACGCTGCTTCTGGTGCTATTATATTTCACGTATCTATGGATACACCAGCAACACTTTATTATCAATGTACAAACCACGGAGCAATGCAAGGAACAATTAATATAACATAGTGAGAAGTCTTATAAATATTGATTAAGGAAAAAGAAATATGCCAGCAATTATAACAAACAAGTTTAGAATACACAATTCCAAGCAGTTTCAAGAGTCATTCTCTGAAGCGGCAGGAAATACGTATTATCTAGGTATTGGTAGGTCATTACCATTTAATACGGCTACTAGAGGTGATGGTAGAACAGATAACCAAGGTACAGACGTATTACCTATTACACCAGCAGATAACGTAAACGCAGAAAATTTTACTTTTGATGATTTATTAGCTGCTAAAAAAATTACAGCAACAGATGTTGCTTTCGTAGCACCTAGAAGAAACTGGACAACTGGTACAACTTATGACATTTACAGACACGACTATGGCGAAAGAATTACTGGCACAACAACTTTAACATCAGCTAATAGTGGTGTATTTAATTTATTTGACGCAAACTTTTATGTAATGAATTCTGCTAGAAATGTTTATAAGTGTTTAGATAACGATAACAATACACCATCAACGGTAGAACCAACAGGTACAAATGCTTCAACAATTCTATCAACTGCTGATGGTTATAAATGGAAATTTATGTACACACTTTCTGCTTCAGAGCAATCTAATTTCCTTTCAACAGATTTTATGCCAGTTTCAACAAATGGTTCAGTATCATCAAACGCAGTTGATGGCGCAATTGACATTGTAAAAATTAAAACTGCTGGTTCAGGTGGTGCAGATGGCACATACACAAATATTGATATTAGAGGTGACGGTTCTGGTGGTAAAGTTTCAGTCACGGTAACTTCAGGTGCTGTCACAGCGGTAACGGTTACAACAGCAGGAACAGGTTATACTTTTGCAACAATCAGTAATGCTCAGATAGTAGCTGCTGGTGCAACTAACCTAGTAGGTGCAGAATTAGATGTAATTATCCCACCTAAAGGCGGACACGGATTTAATGCAATAGAAGAATTAGGTGCTTTCTTTGTAATGACAAATACAAGTTTAGAAGGAACAGAATCAGCAAACTCTGGTGACGTTTCAGTAGCTAACGACTTTAGACGTGTATGTATGATTAAAGACCCTAAATCAGGTGGTTCAGCAGCTACAGCAACAACATTAAGAGCAACGAAAGCTGTAAAATTAACAGGCGTTTCTGGAACATTTGCTATTGATGATAAAATTACACAAGCAACAACAAACGCAGTAGGTAAAGTTGTAGAATGGGATTCTACAAATGCAATACTTTATTATGTTCAAACAAGACATACAAATGAAGGAATTGATAGTAATGGTAATCAAGTAGCATTTAGTGGTGCAAATATAATTAGTGGCGCAACTTCGGGAAGTGGAACACCTGAAATAGCACATTCAACAACATTAAACCAGGTAGATTTCAATTCAGGATATTCTGTGCCAGAGTTAGACCACGATTCAGGCGATGTTTTATATGTAGAGAACAGAGCGCCAATAACAAGAGCGGCGGACCAAACAGAGAATATTAAACTGATTATTGAATTTTAAGGGGATATCAGACTATGCCAAGTCCAACTGATTTTAACTTATCGCCCTATTATGATGATTTCGCTGAGAGTAAGAAGTTTCATAGAATACTTTTTAGACCAGCGTTTGCCGTTCAAGCGAGAGAGTTAACACAATCACAAACAATATTACAAAACCAAATTGAAAAATTTGGTGACCATATGTTCAAACAAGGAGCAATGGTTATCCCTGGTCAAGTTTCTATTGACACTAATTACGAATCAGTTAAACTAACTTCAAAATCTGCTAGTTCAATTAACGATTATCTTAATACTAATTTAACAGGTGCTACTTCGGGTGTCACAGCAAAAGTTATAAATGTTTTTGCTACAGACGGTACAGACCCCGATACTTTATTTGTTAAGTATGAAAGAGCTGGTACAAACAATACTTCACTTGTATTTACAGACGGAGAAACTATAACTTCGGATGCTTCAGGTAATCCTACAGCTGTAGTTGCAACAACACATATTGGTTCAGCTGCAGGTATAAAAGCAGGTACTTATTATATTAATGGATTTTTTGTAAGTGTAGATGACTCTACTTTGATATTAGACAAGTACACTAATGAGCCTTCATATAGAATTGGTTTAACGGTAACAGAAAGTTTTGTGACACCAAATGACGATAATGATTTAAATGATAATGCTCAAGGTGTATCAAACACAAATGCTCCTGGTGCCCACAGATTTAAAATTACATTATCTCTAGCTAAGAAAACATTAGCCTCTGCTGACGACAACAACTTTTATGAAATATCAAGAGTTGACAGAGGTAATATTCAAACTATGGTTAGAGATACAGAGTATGCCATACTTGAAGATACATTAGCAAGAAGAACGTTTGATGAATCTGGTGATTATGTTTTAACTAATCCTGATTATGATGTTAGAGAACATTTAGCCTCTGGTAATAATAGAGGTGTTTTTTCAGCGAGTGATAATGGTGACGCTACTAAACTTGCAATAGGTGTATCACCTTTCAAAGCATACGTAAACGGATATGAATCTCAAAGATTAGGAACAACTTTTGTTGCTATTGAAAAAGCAAGAGACTTTGATACAGCAAATAATATTAAAACTAGATTTGAAGTAGATAACTTTTTTAATGTCAATAATGTTTACGGTTCGCCAGATGTAGGATTTGTTTCAGGTGATGTAGAACCATTTAAAGCAATTAACTTATATGACAGAGCTACTTCAGTTAGAGGTATAGAAAATTCAGTTGTAGGTTTTGATGTACCACAAATTGGTCGTGCTAAGAGTAGAGGTTTCCAATATGTAAGTGGTTCAGAATCTAACGACATATTTGCTACTACTGGTGTTTGGCGTCATTATATATTTGATATTGAAATGTTTACACACTTAAATTTAACTAGTATGCCTGTAATGCAGTTTACAGATGGTGAAGTTGTTAATGGTGCAGTTTCTAACGCAAGTGGTATTGTTCAATTTATATCAGTTGACCATACATTTTCGCCAGCGTCATCAATTAGTGTTGCAAGTCCAGGTGTTGTGACATTAAACGGTCACGGATTAACAGATGGTATGCAAATAGATTTATCAGGCGGTAATTTTCAAGTAGATAGTACAGCATATACTCCAGGAATTTATACAGCTAGAAATTGTACAACAAATACTTTTGAATTGTTTAGTGCTAGTGGTAGAGACCCAATTAACGTAACCTCATATACATCACCACCTACAATATTGCACGGCGTATTAATTTTATCAAATGTTCAAGGAACATTTATTGCAGGAGAAACGGTAACTGGACAACAATCAAATGCTTCAGCAAACATTCAACAAGATTCTATTGGTAAAAGAGGTGTTATTACAAAAGACATATCAGAAACTAAACAAATTGGTATGCCAGGAACACCACCTTATACTGCTGACATTGACTTATCTGAATCTTTTTCTCAACAAGTAAATATTCAAGGTAACGTTTCAATAGCAAACAATTCAGCAGTTCTAAAAGGTAAAGGTACAAACTTTAATGTTGATTTGAAAATTGGTGACAGCGTATCATTTACAAATGACGCTGGTGGTACCGTAAATGCAACAATTAAAAATATCGTATCTCAAGCAGAGGCAACTTTAAGTGCAGCTGTTGGTGCTGCTGATGTATCAACTGCTACGGTTGTGACAAGAAAAAGAGCAAAATTACAAAAACCAGAAAACAATATTTTATTATTTAAATTACCTTATAAAACAATCAAAACTTTAAAAACTGAATCTAACTCTGGTTTAACTGATACAAATTTCCAAGTTAGAAGACAATTTACACAAACGTTATCATCAAATGGTGACGCAACAATATCAGCAGGTACTAATGAAACATTTGCTTCTTTAGCAAATAGTGATTTTTCTGTATCTATTATGACGACTGGTTCAGGTACTTCAGGTGCAGTTGGCGATTTATTAAATCTAACAGGTAGTAACCACGAAGGAGATTCAATATTTAATTTAACAGGTTCTCCTACAGGTAAAACTTTAAACCTAGATTTTGGTGCTCAATTTGCAGGACATAAAGTAAAAATAATTGCAACGGTAAGTAGAGCAGTTGCAGGTTCTAAAACTAAAAGTTTAAATAGCAATCAAACCGTAAATATATCAAGTCAACAAACTATTGAAAGTGGTACGATAGGACTTGGTAAAGCAGATGTATTTAAAATTAATAGTGTTAAAATGTCAGGTGGTTTTGGTGCAGCTGCAACAGCTTCAGACACAGATATTACAAATAGATTTGAATTAGATAACGGTCAAAGAGATAACTTCTATGATATAGGTAGATTAAAATTAGTACCAGGAGCAATTAGACCAACAGGTCAATTGTTAGTAAATTTTGATTTCTTCTCTCACGGTTCAGGCGATTACTTTGATGTTGACTCATATTCAGGTGTTGTTAATTATGAAGAAATACCTAATTATAGGTCTGATACTACTGGTGAAGAATTTGAGTTAAGAGATACTTTAGATTTTAGACCAAGAGTTGATGACGCAAGTACAATTACTTCAGATTTAGTTGCTAGGTCTTATGATGGTACAGGTGCTTCACCAGTTGACATTCCAAAATTCAATTCAGATATTACTTCAGATTTAGAGTTTTACTTAAACAGAATAGATAAAATATTTTTAACTAGAGAAGGACAATTAAGAACGGTAAAAGGTTCGTCTGACTTAAATCCATTATCACCGGCAGATTTAGAAGGTCATATGTTGATGGCTACGGTAGATGTTCCTTCTTATACTTTAAAAACAGAAGACGTAAAAGTTGAAGCTGAAGATAATAGAAGATATACTATGAGAGATATTGGTTCTTTAGAAAAAAGAATTAAAAATATGGAGTATTACACTCAACTCTCATTATTAGAAGCTGACGCACAATCTTTACAGATACAAGATACTGATGGTTTTGATAGATTTAAAAATGGTTTTGTTGTTGACAACTTTTCAGGACACAATGTTGGTGATGTAGCTAACAACGATTACAAATTATCTATTGATATGGCAAGAGGTGAGGCTAGAACATATTTTAATGAAGATGTGGTTGAATTAGCGGAATCAGATGATGACGGTACAGCAATTACAGCAGGTGATAGAACAGACGCAAACTATCAAAAAACTGGTGATTTAATAACACTACCTTATACAGAAACAAATTACATAACTCAACCTTATGCAACTAAAGTAGAAAACTTAAATCCGTTTTTAGTATTCAATTGGATTGGTGATATTGATTTAGACCCGCCAGTTGATGAATGGAAAGAAACAAGGGTTGCTCCAGAAATTGTTGCTAACGTAAATGGTTCTTTTGATATTATGGCAATACAAAGAGGTTTAGATAATAAAAGTATTTCTGAAATACCAGTAGGTACGGTTTGGAATGAATGGCAAGACCATTGGTCAGGAAATCCTAGGTCTAATGCTACTTGGCAAGGTGATAATTTAGTTCAAACAACACAAACAGATGTTGGTCAAGTTAGAAGTGGTATTAGAACAGCTATCGTGCCACAAACTTTAAGACAAAGTTTAGGTAACAGAGTAATATCAGTTGCCTTTGTGCCTTTTATTAGAAGTAGAGAAGTTGTATTCCAAGCTTATGGTATGAGACCTAATACAAAAGTATTTCCATTCTTTGATGAAGTCGCTGTTGCTCAATATGTGACACCAGATGGTGGTTCTTTGGGTGGAAACTTGGTGACAGATTCAACAGGTTATGTAAAAGGAGTTTTTGCAATACCTGACCCTAATGATGATACAAAACCAAAATGGCGTACTGGTAAAAGAGTATTCAGATTAACAAGTTCAGATTCAAATAGTGATGATAGAAGAGTTGTTGCAACTTCAGCTGAAGGAGATTATGACGCAAAAGGTCTATTAGAAACTACGCAAGAGGCTATTATTGCAAGTAGAGAAGCAAGAACGCAAAGAACAACGGTAACATCTAATAGAACAATCACTAGAACAGCAAGTAGAGTTATAGCTAGAAGACAACCACCTGATAGAGGAAATGATAATGGTGGTGGTCGTGACTTTGGCGGCGGCGGTAGAGATAATGACCCATTAGCTCAATCATTTATAGTTGATGATGAAGATGGTATATTCTGTACTGGTGTTGATGTGTTCTTTAAAACTAAATCAGATACAATACCTGTTAAAGCAGAAATTAGAAATATGGTTAATGGTTATCCAGGAACAAAAATATTACCTTTCGCATTAAAATGGATTAATCCTAATCAAGTAAATATAAGTGATGACGCAAGTGCAGCTACGACATTTACATTTGACTCACCTGTATATTTACAAGAAGGTTTAGAGTATGCTCTAGTATTATATTCAGATTCGGTAGATTACACAGCCTACGTTGCACGACTAGGTGAAAAACAAATAGGTTCAAATAGAACGGTATCAACTCAGCCAAATATGGGTGTATTATTTAAATCATCTAATAATAGAACGTGGTCAGCTGAACAAATGGAAGATATGAAGTTAACTTTAAAGAAAGCTGTATTTGATACGTCAGCTACAGGTACGGTAACTTTATGTAATAATAGTTTGCCAGCTAAAACATTAGGTAATAACCCAATTAGAACATTTAGTGGTTCAGCAGTTGTCAGAGTGTTCCATAAAAACCACGGTATGCATAGTTCAACTGATAATGTGACTATTGCAGGATTGCCTTCAGGAACATATAATGGTATTCCTCATTCTGATATAAACGGAACATATTCAACTATTTCAAATATGACTTTAGATAGTTATGATATTACACTTTCAAGTGCGGCTACTTCAACAGGTGATGTTGGTGGTTCTACCGTGACTGCTACACAAAACAGACAATTTAACGTAATGCAATTACAAATTGGTCACGTTTTACATCCTCGTACAAACTTAGCAACTAAAATGTTTACTACAAGCGGCCGTTCAATTCACGGTTCAGAAACACCTTTTGCATTAGCTAGTAATGCAGACGCTAGAAGTGTTGTGTTAGGTGATAATATTTACTTTACAGACCCTAGAATGGTTGCTAGTCAAATTAATGAAACAAACGAAATGAATGGCTTTAAATCACTATTCGTTAATTTAACAATGTCAAGTGCAAACGAAAACGTTTCTCCTGTAATTGATTTAAAACGTGTTAATGCTTTTGCAATATCAAACAGATTAAATCAACCTACGGTAACATCAACTAATACATTTACAGGTGATGGTTCAACTGCTTCGTTTACATTAACATCTAATCCTGCTAGTGTTCACTTATTATCAGTTAAACAATCAGGTAAAAAATTAGCACCAGTAGATGACTTTAATGTAAGTGGTTCTACATTGACACTAGACACAGCGCCTCCAGCAGGTGCAAAAATTGTTGCTAAATTAGCAAATACGGTTAATTATGAAGATGATACAGCGACAGAGGGTGGTTCATCTGAAGGAGTTTATTTAATTAAACCTGTAAGTTTAGCAAATCCTTCAACAGCTATTGAAGTTAGAGTAGCTGCTAGTGTAAGGTCATCATCATCAATTAAAATGTTTTATAGATTATCTGGTGGTGAAGAAACTAGACGTATTCAAGATATAGAATATACACCATTTAATGGTGATGGTTCTTCAGATACAAACGTTGCTCCTTCAACAGGCGACCAAGTTATAGATATTGATTTTAAAGATTACAAATTTAGTGTTAAAGATTTGCCAGAGTTTACATCTTTCCAAATTAAAGTAGTATTTAATGGTACAAACTCAGCTTATCCTGCTAGACTAAAAGATTTCAGAGCAATTGCATTGGCGGTATAATGAGTAAAGTAAAAGTAGAAGGTTATGATAATTTAACAAGAGACACTAGGTCAAACGCTATAGTAAATACTAGCGTGACAGAGTATCAACTTTATATGCAAAGAAGAGAAAGCAGAAAGAGCCAAAGTGACCAAATTAAGAGTGCTTGTAGAGAGATAAATAATTTAAAACAAGAGTTAAGAGAAATAAAAAGTTTAATTAAGGAAATTATAAAGTAAAATGCCTATTAGAACAATTAACCAAACAGATAGTTTAGAAGATTTAAGAACGCAGTTTAATGCTCTTACTTCACAGGACTTTGGTAACATTGATGATTTAGATAGTTCTATTAACGCTACAAGTATTGTTGGCGCTATGAACGAAACTATCGGTATTGTTAGTGCGGCTGCTGGTTTCTTTGTAGTTGACTCTTCTTCAACTAGACAATTAATTGGTTCTGGTCAAGAATTACACGTACAAGGTACAGCTAATGAAATTACAGCTGCTGTACAGGCAACAGATACTTTAGTTATTGGTTTACCGTCAGACGTAACCATTTCAAGTTCATTAACGGTAGGTTCAACTGGTATTAGTTCATCAGGAAATATATCAACAACTGGTTCAGCTGCCGTAAAAACAAATACAATTGATGATGTATCAGGTGGTGTTATAAACATTAACGCTGCTATTATTACAAGTGGTGACGCAACTCTTGGTTCAATAAATGTGTCAGGTAATACAATATCATCATCAAATTCTAATACAATAACTTTTAACGATAATGTGGCTACAGGCACAAATAAAGTTACCATAAACGGAACAGAATATGGCGGAAATACTGGAGATATTAATACTCTTTCAGGTGAAACTAGTTTTGGTTCTTCAATAAGATTAACACCTAATAAATTATTAATATTTGAAGGTGCTACAGATGATGGTTTTGAAACAGCGATTACGGTTACTGACCCTACAGCAGATAGAGTAATAAGTTTTCCAGACGCAGGTGGAGATGTTATGTTAACAGGTGGTGTAGGTCAAATAGGTAATTCAAACATAGCAAACAACACAATAACATCAGCAAAATTTAATAACGCAGTAAGTTTAATTTTATACAATAGTGCAGGCGTAGCACAAAAAACAATATTTGGTGCAGGTGTATAGAATAACTAATGAGGATATATTATGGCAGTAAGACGACCAGTTTATTTAAATAGTGGTAACATCCAAGAAATGGATGACACTATGTTTGGTGCATTAAAAAATGTTTTTAGATACCAATTTCAATCAGCAAATCCAATATCATTATCCGTAGTTTCTTCAGGTGGTAATTTAGGTACCATTGTTGATACACGTATGATTGCCGGTGAATCTAATACTAGAACAGACAGATTCGCAACAGAGGCAGAGACAGATGATGTTTCTCAAACTTCAGTATCTTATAGTAGAATTAGTCAAAACGTTGGTGCTTCAGGAACACTAGGCACAGATGATGGTAAAAGATATTTTTGTTATATAGATACTAATAATAATATTCAAGCAATGACACACCAAGATATGTTAGATTCAATTGTTAGACCAGTAATTTTAGAATTAGCTACAGGTCAAAACAATGCGACTACAGCAGGAACATATTTTATTGATACTACTTCAGCTTTACAAGGCGGTCAAGAAGTCGTATCATCAACACCTGTATTTTTAGATACTAGAGCGGATGTAAGTGCATATACTGATAGCGGCATAGGCGAAACGCAAGACCAACCTACAACAATTACAAGTTATTATTTAAAAAGAAATATAATATCAGCACCATCAATGTCAGTTTTACCTTTACAGATTAGGTCTGATAATGACGTACAAGAATTTTCTGTAGCTGATGTAAATACAATGGCAAATGAATTAATGAGACACGAAGTCGTTGCGAGTGCTAGTACGTTTAAAATAAGATATAATTTAGGTGGTTCAGGTGCAAATAAAGGTTCTGGTATGACAGATACAAGATTAAATGGTACAGGTGACTATAAACAAAGATATGTAAACACAAACGATTATAGAGCTCAAGAGTTTCCAAACGGAACAGCGGTAACAATAGGTACAACATTTTTGAAAATAGACTTAACTTAATTATGAGATATGAATATATTATTAACAGGTAGTGACGGTTTTATAGGTAAACATTTACACAATCACCTCACAAAAAAATACAAACTAATCAACATAGATAAAATTTCAGGTTATGATTTACTTACCTGTGATTTACATTATCAAGCAGACCTTGTTATTCATTTAGCAGGATTATCTGGTGTTAGAGATAGTTTAAATAATCCTGAAGAATATTGGAAACAAAATGTAATTGCAAGTCAAAGAGTATTTGATTTCTTTTCTGATACAAGAATATTATACGCTAGTTCATCAACTGCTTGGGAGCCTTGGCGAAATCCTTATGCTATGAGTAAATATAGTATTGAACAAATAGCACCAGAAAATAGTTTAGGTATGAGATTTACTACCGTTTACGGACCAAATGCAAAACCTGATATGTTAATACCTAGAATATTAAGAAATGATGTACAATATATTAATACTAATCATAAAAGAGACTTTATACACATAGATGATTTAATTAGAGCCATTGATTTATTAATGATAGAAAATGTCAAAGGTGTTATAGATATTGGCACAGGCCATACTCACGAATTAGTTGATTTGGTGGATTACTTTCATATAGATTGCGAAAGAAAAATTGGTGGTTTAAATGAGAGACTAGATAATAAGGCTGATACAACTACACTAAATAGGTTAGGTTGGAAACCGAAAATTAATTTATATAATTATTTGAAGGAGAATAGAAATGTTAACTGAAGTAAATTTGAAAGACCATTTGGTTAGAGCAAGTTTTATTGATAATGAAAGAACAATGATTGAAGTATTATATACTTCACACGATTATAAACAAACACACAGCACGGTCATTGAGTATGACCAAAATCATCCTGATTGCAAAGCATTATTAGAAGTTATGAGTGTTGATGATTTACACGAAACAACTTACAATACTAAAAAAGCAGAAAGAGCAGAGTTTGAAAAAACTGCCATAGAGATTGCAAAAAATAGTGGATTAGTATTAGGTCACGATAAGATTGATACTAGTTTCTTTCCTATTATGACAAAGGCAATATTTGAAGAGCCTGAAAATGAAGACCATTTATTTGCATTGAAACTAGCTTTGTTTGAAATTAAGGAAATTAGAGATACTAAACACGAAGAGTTAAAAACTAATTTAAGAAAATCTACTACAAAAATTGAAGCGTTAATGTTTGCTCTACAAATTATCGGTCAAGAAAGAAATTAGAATACCAACCTTTCCAACCTTTCTCCATAATGTGGTGATATTGACCTAATGTTAATAGATTATAATTATTCGGTTTCTTGTAAATATGGTTGGCTATGGATTCACATACTTTAGGATATGTTTGATAGTATTTCAACTCTCTATAATAAAACTCATCACTACCTCTATAATATTTTTTCATAAAGTAGTCTTCTTTTTCTTTAAACTTTTTCCAAATATAAGATACATCACCAGTCCAACTAACAACTGAAGAATTTAAAGGTGTATGAGCAGGTTCTCTCCAATAACTATCATCTAGTAAAGTAAAAACATTTCTAGTTAAGTCAGGTAGTTTACCAAATATTATCATATCTAAATCAAAATATAAATTTTGGCCGTCTCTAAATTTATCATACATTTGTAATTTATTATACCAATTACCATACAAATCTTTTTCAATGACTTCAAAACTATCATATTCTAAACCCGAAAAATTATCAATCATATGTTTTAGATTATCAACGTGCCATTGAGTAAACTTTTCACCAAATCTACAACAAATTATTCTCATTGAAATGCCCACGCTTTTTCATTACACCAAAAACATTTACCACAAGGTTCTGGATAATTTGTATTGCCACTTTCAGGTCCCCACGCACACGATTTTGTCATAGGATATAATTCTTTCATAAGGTTATGTTCTTTATAAACACCTGCTACAAATTTTTTATTTACGTTTAAGTATGGCGAATAGATACCATTATCTAATAATCTTTCAGTTGACCTACCTGGGTCTCTTTTTCTTTCAGCTACATCATAAAAACCTAATCGTTTCATATCTTCAATAGGTGGATTCATAGACATAGCATAAGCAACAATTGTTTTATGTCTGTCGTACATTACTCTTCTAGCGTTTCTATTTTGTAGTGCTTTAGAACCACCTCTAACGGTTCGCCATTTTGGCACGCCATTAATTTTACCTTTTGGTGAATCTAATTCTTCTTGCGCTTTCTTTAACCAAATAGGGTCACTTGTATTAACATCAAAAATAGTTAAGTTTTTTACCTGTGAAGAATAATTTTGTAAAAATTTATGAACGTTTAAGGCACACTCTGTATCTAAAGGACCATCAATATCTCTTGAATGAAAAGGATATATTTCTATATCTGGAAAATATGTTGCAACTAGATATGTCAATGATGATGAATCTAAACCACCAGATAATGATATTACTATTTTTCTTGGCAGTTCAGGAAAAAGGTCTTTACTGAATAAGTCAATCGTTTGATTAGAGTAAGTTAGTTTCATTTTTTGCCTCTTTATAATATTGTTCAAGTTCAGGATATAATTCAAATAATTTATAATTATTATGATTACGGTCTAATGCCTGACAATATTCAATTGTTTTTACAAAGTCTAATTTATTTTGTTTCTTTTCTAAAGATTTTACAATATTAGGGTAGTCTTTGTATTTTGGTATTAACTTTTGTTTAATTTCATAAGGTAAGTTTTTAACTTGTAAAATTGCTGGGTGTTGTATGATATAATATGTATGTGGTATACCTATCTCTTTTAAATATTCTTGAAGTTTCCAAATATGCATAACACTTAAAAAAGATACTACACTATGAACATTTACTCTACTATCTTTTCTATTTTTCATAACCATCATATTATCTATTAATTGTGGCCAATCAGATTTTTTTCTAATATAGTCATTATATTTACCATAACTATCAATAGATATTTTCATAATAAACTCTTTAAATTTACCAAAATAATTTCTAAAATCATAATTGTCCATTTTAAATACAGATAAATTTGTTTTGTATATTAAATCAATACCCTTTGAATGACCTGATTGTACAAGTTTGTCTAATAGTTTATAATGATTTTTCATAACTAAAGGTTCACCACCTATTAATTTAATAGACCTGGTATATTTCGCAACTGAAGCCACATCATCCAAATATTCTTCTCCGTCGTGTTTCATTGTATTCATACGTTCACCATCTTTAGGGTCTAAATCGGGGTCAAACACTTTACCTATTTTTTTAAGTGATAAAGTTCTAGTGTTAGCACTTCTAGGTGTACACATATAACAATCAAGATTACAAGCGTTACCAAACATCTTCATTTTGATGTCTAGTATTCTCTCATCTAAATCTATTTTACCATCTTCTTGAAATTTTTGTACAGCTCTTAATAATTCTGGTACTTTACTATCAAACGTACCTGCTAATACTTGTTCAACATATTTCATTCTATCTGAACGGCCATATAATAGTTCGTGTTTTCTACAACCGGTACAATGCTTATCAAAAAATTTACCGTCATAATCTTCTTTTAACATTTCTTCACGTAATCTATTTTGATAATCAGAGGTATACCACTCTCTAATAGTTGTATCTTCCATATTATGGCCAGTAGGAGCTAATGCGTCATAACAAGGCGCATATCTACCACTTAAACTAGAAAAGATATGAGTCCAAGGTAGAGGGCACCACCATATCTTTTTATCTTTTAGTTTCTTTTCAAATTCTAATTTTTGTGTCTCGTTCATTTTATAGTTTTACCTGGTCCGGCATAATGTATAATTTTAATATTTTTATTTACTTCACCACCCATTTCAGCAAAGTCTGTTTTAAATAAACTACAATACAATTTTTGCAATTCTAAATTTTCTTGAAAGTCATTTGATTTTTTGAATAACCATTTTCCTGGTATACACACAATATCATTTGCTTTACTTTTTACATAATTTTGTTCACCATAATATTTGTGATGTACAACACCACTCTCATAAAAATGGTTCTGCCAATATTTAGGGTTTAATGCAAAGTCGTCCCAAATATGATTTAAAGTACCTGATTTAAATTTATAAAAACCACCGTTCATTCCTAATTTACTATCCCACCAAGCTGGATAAGTTAGTAAATCTCCTTTTTTAACTTTATGTTTTAATATGTCATCTACGTTGTTTACAATTTTTTGGTCAATATCCATAATTATTATATCATCACCAGGTTTTTGACCACCAAATTGTGGACTAAAAAATTTTAATTTATGCCAATGTTTTACTATATCGCTGTGATGATTATAAGGTAATACTACATCAGCCTCAACATCTGTATCACTAATACATATTGATTCAAATGGCACACTACTATATTTTTTTAAATCTCTATATAAGTTTCCAACATAATCAGGTGTATAAAAACCTTTAAAATATACCGTGCATATCTTAAGCATTTACATTTCTCCAAACTATATCAAACTTTTTGTTTATTGCGTGTATCAGTTTAGCATTATCTGGTATAAACAAGTTATCATAAAAGAAATAATGCCAATCATCATCTAACCATTGAACAGGTACATTATGTTGTTTTAATTTTACACTAAACAATGTTTCATTATCATAACCAAAATAATCAACTATTTTTTTAGGAAACATACTATGGTCAAATTTTAATTGTGTCATAGTCACCATATCTTGGTCAAATTGATTAAAGTATTCTAATTTATATAAATTAGATTTATCTATACCAATGATACCAGTATTTACAACATCACAATCAGAGCTAAGACCTCTATGTAATAACATTGCTTGAGCATTATAATATTTTGAGTTAGGACTTCTAATGGTCTGTGATGTTTCGGTTATAACATCTATCTTTGAAACTTTATCATTGTTATTTGCAATAGCAATACCTTTAGATAAATCAAAAACTTCAAAAAAGTTTTCTTTAGTATTAGGCACAACATCAAAATCAAGATATAACATTTGGTCATATTTTGATGAAAATTTATATAGTAAAAATATTTTATAAAAGTTTATTATATTGTAAGTGGTGAGAAAAGGATATTTACCTTTCATTTCATCATAGTATTCATCATACTTATTGACCAATACAAAATCAGCACCTATACTATCAGCATATTGTTTTTTGCAATCTACTAACTTTTGATAGTTTTCTTTTAATTCTTTTTTAGTATTTAAATTTGTTTTTTGATTATCAACAAATTCATTATCTGGCACTTCAATGTAAATACTATAAATTAATTTTTTCATATCTTACCTATTAATGTAAATCTAGTTCCTCTTTCATCTGGTATTTCGTCTTCTATTAATACCTCTGCTCTGTCTGGTAATTGTTTTTTAAATTCTTCAATATTATTAACACAATTAATATGAGTCGGTATATCAAACATTGCATTTGATTGAAACGCAAAGTAAGCTGGTGACACTCTATCCCACCAGGGATTTTTATATTGAGGTGCAGGTCCCCATTCTCTCATAGGTTTCATATGTTCGCAACTAGTATTAATAAACAAGTTAGCATTTTTATATGCATTTCTAAATTCAAAAACATCACCTGTTATAAAGTCAACATCTAAATCTTTAAACAATTCATACTTAGCTCTATTAATAACTTTTGAATCTTGGTCAATACAAGTTATTTTTTGTACTTTGTCATAAAACGCAGGTATTAAAATACTACCATACCAACTGCCAAATATTACAATTTGAGAATTTTTTGTTAATATGTTTAAACTATTAATGTGATTAATTAGATTCATTTTAGATAGAAACTGATTAGGACTAAATGAATCTAATAAGTCTTTTTCTTCAGCCGTTCTATTTTGACCTCTGCCTTCTTTAGGATTATTAACAACTTCTCTCATTGCAGGAGTTATTACTAAATTCATAATAGTTTGTAGTTGTTTTATATCCATTTAACAATATCCTCTATGTTGGGTTTTGTATCACCTGGAATAATGCCTCTGTATCTTTTAGCTTTACCAATAGAGACTAAAAGCATTGGTCTAAATTTTACATAATCAAATTCTTCCCAATATTTCATATTTCTATGAAAACATAAACAATAAGATATATCCCAACCTTTCTCAACGGTCAAGCCTGTTAAGTTTGTAGTATATAAACCTACTTCCATTCCTACACCATTAGAATCATCACCTCTTTTTATTCTTTCTTTGTCCATTTGTTCCATATAATGGCCTTTAGATATTTCATTTTGATAGTGTTCATTTGTTTTTCTAACCCACCTCGTACTAATCATTAACAAATATGGATTATATCTAACGTGTTGATAGTCAGGATTTTCTCTATCTTTTTCACCTAGCCAAGGAAATAAACCATATTTTTCCATAAATTTATGATTGCCTACAACTCTGTCATATATTTTATCTTTATCATCTTGTTTATCAGGACCTAAAACAGACACCTCATATGGTATAGCATTTTGTTTTGAAGGTGTTAGTTCATATGCTTTTTGTAGTATCTCTTCAATATGTTTTTTTGGTGGTATGATATTCATATCATAATCTCTAACGTGTTTTCTTTTTTTCATTATATCATAATAATTCATTTTTTCACCACACAATCATTAATGACTAATACATCTAATGCTGTTTTATTAAATGTTTTTATAGCTTGTTCAGGAGTTTCTACAATAGGTTCTTGACAATTGAAACTAGTATTTAATAACATTGGTATACCTGTTATTTTATAAAACTCATTTATTATATTATAAAACTTTTCATTAAATTGTTTATTGACCGTTTGTATTCTTGCTGTATTATCAATGTGAGTTATACCAGGTACTTTATCTGTTTTAACTTTACATATTCTTGACATATAAGGACTAGGACTATTTGTGTCAAAATATTCTTGATAGTGTTCTTCTAATACTGCTGGTGCAAATGGTCTAAAATCTTCTCTTAACTTTATTGTAGAGTTAATAATATTTTTTATATCAGGATTACGTGGGTCAGCTAATATACTTCTATTACCTAATGCACGATTGCCACTTTCTGATTTACCTTGAAACCAACCAACTATCTTACCATCTGCTATCGCTTGTGCTATTTCTCTGTAATCTGCCTTTTCAGTTCCAACATATTCGTACTCTTGACCGGCAAAAGTATTAGACTTATGTAAATTATTATTTAAGATACAATCAGCGTGTTGATATACACCGATAGCCTGACCCTCATCACCAACTGCTGGTGGTATAAAAACATTTTTATAATGTTTTGTAAACTCTTCATTCATATAACCATTATATGCAACGCCACCAGCGATACATAAATTATCACAACTTTTTAAAGGGTAGATATATTCTTTTATTTTGTCTATTGTAAATTTTTGTAGTGTATTTGCTAGACTTTCTCTACCAAACCTATCAATATTAATTAGTTTGTGTATATCGTATTTTTTCTCTCGGATATCGCCGGAGATTATCGTTTCAAATACATCATAGTAGTATTGATTAAAACTACCATACCCTACCAACCCCATCAGTTTACTTGCGCCTAATGACCCAAATCCAGTCAGTTTAGACATTTGATTCCATAACCAACCTATCGGCAGTTCTTTTGACAAGTCTTTTATATCACCATTCTTATCAACAAATATACATCTGTATCTGGCACCTATTCCGTCAATAGCCAGTATATCTGATTCTTTAAAACCAGAATTGACAAAAGCATATGTGGCGTGTGATTGATGGTGGTCTATGTAATACATATTATCTTCAAACCAAAAGTCCCACAATTTTTTAGGTTCATATTCAAATACACCTTTTGGTAATATATCTTTACACATTCTAATACCACCATTTGTGTATGTAAACGCTAATACATCATCCGTTTCTTTCCAATATTCTTTTACAAACTCGTTGTTTAATGTATAATCGTTTGTGTTTAACTTATCACTTTCAGTTAAATATGCCTCAGCGTGATAAGGTAAGTTATGTTTAAATCTAGTGTGCCTTTCTCTTTGATTGTGATATACACCATCATAAGTATTTTGGTCGTGTAAATTTAAGGCGACAGCATTTATCTTATGCATTTAACAACCTCGCATATTTTCTCATAGGAAAATGACCTTTAGGTTGTACCCATTCTGTACAAGTTTTACAATAGTTTTCATATTTAAATAATTGAAAGTTCATCATCTTGTCAATATTTTCCTGTGTTAAATCAAAAGTTTTAGATAGTTCTTTATTATTAGCAAACTTTTTACTACAATGAACAATATGTCTTTTTTCAAAATCTATTACAGGCACCATAGGAAAAGCTGCACACATTTTACGGTCTATCTCAGCCGCTTGTATGACATCTGTAAACTCTGGTGACCTGCCGTTAAATGCTTTCCACATTGTATTTTTATGGTCTAACTTTTTAATAATATCTGGATATTTGTGTTTGTATTTGTAATAGTTCGGTGTTCTCACTACAACATTATAATTATTAAAATCATTCTCTGGTACAAAATCGCCATAGTTGCCTAGTTTAGTAACCTCGTGGTCATACCAATCTAAAATATTGTGTTCAACATATAAAATATCTTTGTCTTCTAATATATGAGGATATCTTTTACGAACAAATGAATTAGATAATACTGAAC